CTTGACTCCGCTTCATAACGCCCTGTATGATCACATCAGTGGTTTTGACTGGTGTGTCCGTGGGGACGTGAGCAGGTCCACTTTTGATGGCGTTGTTGCCGATAAGCGCACCGGGGAGTCTTTCATCTCCGGTGATTACGCTAGTGCGTCCGATGGGATTTATCCCTGGGCCACTGCTGCCATGGTCGACGCCATTCTGGAGGATGAGTCAATGACTGACCTCGAGAGGAGGTGTTTGAGGGAATCCTTTGAGAACCTTTTTTGGGTATCGAGGAGTGGTGTGCGACATCCTGTGATTCGGGGACAGATGATGGGAAGCCTTGTTGGCTTCCCGCTTCTCTGTCTTTTGAATAAGGCTTGTTTTGACATCGCTTGTGATATCTTTTATGGTTCTCCGTCGGGATCGGAGTCATTTCGTGTTGGCCGTTTCAACGGGGACGATTGCTGCTTTGCCGGCAATCCTGAGTTCTTCTCTCTTTGGAGAGAAGTGACTTCCACGTTCGGGCTGACTGTGAATGAGGAGAAGACGGGTATAAGCGATAGGTTCATTGAGCTGAACTCCCATGTTTATGACGCTAAACAGGGAAGTCTCATCGCTAAGCCCGTTTTATCTTTTCTTCGCCCCGACAGGAGGAGTCCTGACGACTTACTTCCTGAGGTTATAAGAGGGGTCTCGACACTTAGGCCGGATGTTCGACTTTGGGTGATAAACGATCTCATGCGTCATGAGATAGCCTCGCGCCAAATCAATGTCCAGTCTTTGCCACGTCGCTGGCTTAAGTACCTCATCAAGAAGAAGTGGTTTAGGATTGCTGTTGTGAATCCTCCTGATGTTCGAGAGTCTGGGGTCGATAGGAGCATGCCGGTCGTCTTAGGTCCTCTGCCTAAGCCGGAGTTGTTGCCTCTTATCACTGAAGTCTCTTGCGCTATGCAGCAAGCTTGCACTCGTTGGTGGTCTGGCCGTAAGGTCAAGCCACTGAAGAGGGAGCTTGTTCGTCGCTCAGCAAGAGAAAGACGGAACCCCTTCCCGCCTGTTAGGGTGGTTGTTGGTCGTCCCAGGTGGAGATTCCTCTGGCCGAAGGAGCTGCTCGAAGAGGTCATCATGACTGATGGCTTCCTTTCGCGGCATGCCTTTTCATCAGAGGAGTTTTCTTTGGAAACTACTGATCATCCGTTCCTTCATTTGGAATGGACTTTCAAGTATTTCCGCCGACGGCACTGCCCTCTACCTTTCACGTCCGTTCCGCCTCCACGCTGCCTCCTCGAGGGAGTGAAACGCCCCCCGGCTAGGCCTTTTGAGCCCGACGGGGGTGTTAACCTGTGGTCTGTGAGACGGATTAGTAAGGAGCGGTCCTGTTACAGGGTCCTTTGAGTTTACTAAGGAACTTGAGCGAGAACGGTTTGTGTCCGTAGCGATAGCATCGTTACGACTGAAGTTTTCGCGATAGAGAGATGGCGCCTTGAAGGCCGAACGGTACGTTGCGGACGGTGGAGGCTTTCCTATGCGGTGAGTTCTACAAGACATGTAATTAACCCTTGTGGTTTTGTCCTCTGTTACTCACGAGACGTAGGATCGTTACTCGCCAGTGACCTCTGCGGCCATCTCTCCATGAATCGATCACCAAGGTTAGGCTTCGACCGCGCAGGTCGTGTAAGTTGCTCACTGTACGAGCTAGCCTAGACCGAGACCGAATCGGTTGAGTCTCCTTTTTAGATGATAGGAAGTCCGACGCTGTCTTCTTACAAGCTGTTCGTGCTTAGCGGCAAGGCGAACAGAGTTGGCTGAAAGTGCCATCAGTTAATGCG